GGTGGGCGGGATCTGGTCCCACGTCGGCCCGGGTGGGTAGGTGTCGATGGCCAGGCCCAACCAGACACCGGGGGGTGGGATGAAGTCCTTCGCGACCGGGTGCGGGGCGCCGTCGCCGGGTGCGGTGACGGTGACGGTTTCCAGCACCTTCGCGGTGGACGACCAGGGGGCGGTGAACGTGACGGGGCGGACGGTGCCGGTCATCACCTGCCCGAACGGCGCCGGCAGCCGCAGGGTGGCGCCGAACCGCCAGGTTTGCCCGGGGGCGGTCTTCGGGATCAGGTCCCATGCGGCGGGGTTGGTGCCCTGCGGCACGAACGCGGCCGGGGCGAAGATCACCCTAGCCCTGCGGGTGGTGGTCGGGCCCGGGGTCAGGGTGGCCACCCCGCCCCCGACGGTCAGGGTGGCGTTGTCGAGGATGCGGCCGGGCCCAGTGGTGGCGAACCCCGGGTCGGTGATGGTCGGGACGGTGGGGTCGGGGTAGATCGTGGTGTCCGTCCGGACGTCCAGGCGTTTGCCGGTCGCGAGGAGGCCGAGGAACCCGTCGCCGCCGGCCTTGTCGCGGACCTGCACGGTGCAGGACGCGGGTTCGGGTTGGTCGAGGGTGGTGGACCGCCCCCACGTGACCGTCAGGCCGGCCAACGCGACCGGGGACAGCGGGTCATCGTCGGCGGAGTCGGCGACCCGGGCGCCGTCGACGAGCACGGTGCACCCCAGGGGCCCGGTCACAGGAACGCCCCACCCTGCCGGCGTTGCTGCCGGCGCATGACCGAGGCGACGGCGCGGGCCGCGTCGTCGGGGAACAGCGCACCGTGGACGTTGATGGTGATGGTGCCGGTGCCGCCGAGTTCCTCCCGGACGATGCGCCGCAGAACCGGTTCGGCGGCGACGATCTCGGGTCGGCGTTCCCCGATCATCGCCAGGGTTGCGCCGGTGACGTATCCGCCGGAGTCCAACGTAGGGATGTTCGGCAGGTCGAGGGACCAGGACTTCCCGCCGATGATGGGCACGAACGCCGGGATCGTCACCGAAAACGAGACCCCGTTGATCGCGTTGGCCACCCCGTTCCACACGGATTTGATGGGCCCGAACACTTTGTCGTTGATCCAATTCCAGGCATCCTTGAAGGGTTTGGTGATGATGTCGAAGATCCCGGACAGGGCGTCGGCGATCTTGCCGGGGATACCGGCGAGCCAGGACAGCCCGTCGCTGAAGGCCTGTTGCACCGCCTGCCAGGCGTCGGAGAAGGCCTTGCCGAGCCAGTCCCAGGCGCCGGACGCCGCGGAGGCGAGCTTCCCCGGGAGACCGCCGACCCAGGCGATCGCCCGGCCGATCGCGCCGGTCACCGCGGACCAGGCGGAGCTGAACTTGGCCAGCAACCAATTCCACGCCGCGGCCCCGCCGGCGGCGAACTTCGCGGGGATCGTCCCGACCCAGGAGATCGCCCGGCCCAGCCCGGAGGTCACAGCGGTCCAGACCGCGGTGAACTTCTCCAGCAGCCACGACCAGATCCGGGCACCGGCCGAGGCGACCCGACCAGGTAGCCCGGTCACGAACCCGACCAGGGCGGAGAACGCGGCCGGGATGTTCACGGTGATGAATTGGATCACCCCGGCGATCACGGTCTTGATCGCGGAGAAAACGGCGTCGACGATTGCCCGGAAAGTTTCCGATTTCTGATAGGCGATGACGAACGCGGCACCCAGGGCGATGATCCCGGCGATGATCAGGAACACCGGGTTGGTCAGCAGCGTGGAGTTCAGGATCGCCTGTGCGATGGCCCAGGCCTTCACCACGATGACGACGGCGAGGATCCCGGCGGCGAGAACCCCGAACACGGTTTGGTTCTCGGTGACGAACCCGAAAAATGCGGTGAACGCCGGCATCAGGGTGGTGTTGATGAAGTCGGCCAGTGAGGTCAGGACCGGCATCAGCCCGGCGACCAGGCCCTGAGAGACGTCCTCGAAGGACCGTTGCGCCTTTTGGAGTTGCCCGGGCAGCGCATCCCCCGCGGCCTTCGCTGACCCGCCGAATTCCTTCTGCAGTTCCTGCATGATGATTTTCTGGGCGCCCATCATGTCGCCGGAACCCTGCAGGGCGGAGATCTGTTTCTTCTGGGCGTCGGTGAAGGAAACACCGACTTTCGTCAGCGCGGTAATGCCCTTCACCGGGTCGTTGAGTGCCTTCCCGAGTTGGACGGCGTATTTGCTGGCGTCGCCACCCATTTTCGCGGCCATGTCCGCGGACATCTTCGTGGCCTGGTCGAACATGTCGGCGCCCTCACCGACCCCGTTCGTGAGGTTGGTGAAGGTCAGCAGGAGCTTCTGCGATGCGGCGATCGAATCGTCGGTCTGCCCGGAGTAGTTCTGGATCTCCGAGGCCATGTTGTTCAGGCCGTCGACGCTGACGTTCGCGGCGTTGCCGGTGGACTTGATCCCGGCCTCCAGCTGGGCGTTCCCGGCCAGGAAATCCATCTGTTCGTCGGCGCCGGTCTTGAACATCATCACCAGCCCACCGAGGGCCGCGGCGCCGGCGGCTGTCGCGGCGGCCTTGCCCATCTTGGACAGCCCGGACGCCGTTTTCTCACCGGTCTTGCCGGCGGAGTCGGCGACCTTCCCGAACCCGGCGGTTGCCTTGGACGCGTCGGTGACGATCTCGATCTTGAGGATTGCCCCCACGTCGTCACCTGCTCCTTCGTTCCATCTCGGCTGCTTCCGCCTCGATCTGCCGCACCGCCGTCATCAGGGCCCGCGGGTCGGCCAGCAGCACCGTGTGCGGGATGCCCCAGCCCCGGGCGACCATTACGGCGAGGTCGCCGAGTCCGCCTTCTGGGTAGGGTCCAGGTCGCCCAGGCCCTCCTCTTCGTCGTCGTCGGTCAGGTCGTCGAATGAGTCGATCTGCTCCAGGAACGTGTCGAACTTCGGCGGCACCTTCAGCCGCATCCGGATGGCCGCCTGGTGCGCGGTCCGCAGGCCCTGCCCGATCGCGCCCTGCCCGTCCCGTTCGGCGTGGACCAGGTCGAGGGCGTTGGTCTGCACCTCGAACTTCTCGCCGTTCAGGACGACCCGCATGGTGCGCCGCACGTTCGCCACGTTCAGGCTCCCTTCACGCTGTCGCAGATGGTTTGCAGGTCCTGCTCGTAGATCGGTAACCAGTCGGGTTGGGTAGCGGCCGCGACGACCGCGATGAATGGTTGCGCCGCAATATGTCTGACCGGCCACCCCCAGTGGATGGGGCCGGCGTAGGGGACGGCCGCGGACCCGGCGTTAACCGACGCCCGGGCGACGGCTCTGGTGGGCCGCACCGACGCCGCTAACCGGCCGGTCCGGCCGCGGGGGGCCGCGGGCCGGGACTCCTGCGCGACCAGGGCCCCGACCTTCGCGTTCGCGTCCTTCAGATCGTCCATGGACTGCCCGGCCGTCCGCAGCGAGGACCGCAGCTGCCGGGCCCCGACGACGTGGACGGCGGTGTCGATCACGCGACGCCGACCACCCAGGCGGAGCTCGACCAATGCGCCGATGACGCATCCCCGAGGACCACCGACTGACCGGTCGTCCAGGCGGTCGTCGGTGACGCGGTGATACCGGTCATGGCCGCGAGGTTCGCCGGTGCCGCAGCACCGGCCGGGGTGAAAGTCCCAGGGGTGCCCGCAGTCGCACCCGTTGCTGCAACCGCACCCGCGTACGTGCGGGTCGGGCGACCCACGACGTCGAACTCCCAATCCGTCGTCAACCGGGTATTCACATCACCGCCCTCCTCCAGGGCGACAACAACACACGAACCGGCCCACGTCAGGCCGTCCGGGTTCGGGGTCCACGTGAACGCCGTCGTTTCCATCGCGTGCAGGTAGCAGTACGCCAGGAAACCGTCGGGGTCGTCGAAATCCTGGATGCTGGTGCCGGCCAGCACCCACGACTCTTTCTTCCCGGCGGGAATCTCGTCCCCGCACAACGTTTCGACGGCGTCACCGTCGTCGTCGTAGCTCGGGGTGACCCGGACGTTCGTGGCTTGGCAGGCGAAGGTTTCACCGCCGGCGCCTTCGTCGCCGAGGGTGAGAGTTCCGGTCTTGAGCCTGGACTCGACGATGGTCATGTGTCCTCCTGCGTGGTGATTCGGATGGAAACCCTGAGCCCGGGCGGGCCCGCGGACCCCTGGTCGAGGGTGATGACGACCGGGCCGGACCCGGTGATGTACGCCCCGGCGCCCGAGAGCGCGTTGGACACCGCGGCGATCAGGGAGCGGCGGGTGCTCGCGGTCTTCGCCGGCGCACCGGACGGCAAAACCACCAGCACGTCGAACGTCTCGTCGAACGTGCAGTCGGTCAGCGGCATGGCACCGGACCACTCCGGCCATGCCGCCATCGGGGTGATGACGCCCGGCCGGTAGGGCTTCGGGTCCAGGCCGGGGACTGTTGCCAACGCCGCGGCCAGCTGCTCCTCCACCGTCACCCGAACACCACCAGCCGCCACGGCCGCTCGTACCGTTCGATCTCGGCGTCGTACCCGGGTAGCCGGGACACCCCGGCGAGGGGATCGCCGACCAGGCCGGTCGGCAACGAACGGGCCGCGACAGCCCTAGACACCCGGCGCAGCAACGCCTGGTTCAGGCTCTCCTGGACGAAGAGAGGGTCGATCCGGCACGCCCTGGCCTGCGTCTCGGTCTCGGCGGCCAGGACGCCCTGGAGCTGCTCGTCGCTGATCGAGACGGCATCTACCTCGATCCACGCGCGGGCCTGCTCCAGGGTGACCGTGACCGTCATGCGCCCAGGACCTCGTCCAGCCACGACAGCAGCGTGGTACGGGCCTTCCCGGCAGCCTCGGCGTCCCGAGCCGCCTGCGCTGCCTCCGGGTGGGCGGTGACGTAGTCCTCGACCTCAACCACCGTGTGCGCGCCAGGGTCGAACACCGCCGCCGCAGCGTCGGTGATGACGGCGTCGCCGGTGGCGGTCTGCCCACGGGACGTCACGGTGACCGTCCAGGTGCCATTCGCGGTGTAGGTGTGCGTCGACACCGGCGACTGGTCTGGGTCCGGGTTCGTGATCTCCACGTCCGGTGCCGACCCGTCACCCCAGTCGAACGACGCGGCCACACCCTGGGAGCCGTCCGCGTAGGCAGTGACGTGGCCCGCACTACCCACTTGCACGCGGACGGTGACTAAGGGACCACTGGCGGGGCGGTGACCTTGCAGAACCCGAGTTCCTCCAGCACACCCCACGCGAGGTAACCGCCGTAGGCGACTTCGACGCCGAGGATGCTGGGCTCGATCACCGACAACAGGCCGATGGTCTCCTCGTACACCTCGAACAGGGTCGACGCACCGACGATAAGGGTGCCGTCCGGGAAGGACGGCACAACCACCCGCGGCAGGCCGAGGATGTACCCGCCGAACTGCGCCAGGTCCGACGACCCCGGGGCGGTGGCGCTGTTGCCTCCGGCCGGCAGGGCGAGCCTGGCCACATCGACGATCGCCCCCATGGACGACCAGGCGTCCACCGAGCACCACACCCGGTCCGGCAACCGGTGGGCGCCGGTGTAAACCTTCCCCGCAGCGGTGTAGAGAGCGTTAGCCCACCCGGCCAGCGTGTTATCGGCCGCCGCGACGGTGTTCGTGACCACTGCCGCGACAAGCCCGTCCGCGGCGTCGTTCTCGGTGTCCTGCGCGTACACGTCGGCGAGGTCCTTGACCAAGATGTCCCACGCGGTCGGGGAGGTCCAGTCGATGTCCTGCCGGGACACGTTCACCGTGCCGCCGCGGGTTTTCTTGGTGAAGGTGATGGGGTCGATCTTCATTTGCCGCGACGGCAGCTGCGTCTTCTCCGCCGCCTGCGCACCGACCAGCACATGCTGAGTGATCTTCGGCCGCTCGAAGCTCTTACCGGGGATCCCACCCATCGGCTTCGCCCCGCCAAGGGAGGTGATGAACGGCCTCGAGGCGTCGATCAGGTTGACGACGTCACCGACGATCGGAGTCGGCAGAATCCCCGGGGTGTCATCGGTGATCTGGTTCGCCACCGCCCGCGCCAACCGGCCGGCGGCCTCCGCGTCCACCGGCATGAATCTCGGCCCGGACGACGCACCGGCGGTCCGGTCCGGGAAGAACCCGCGAGACCGCAGAATGTCGACGATCACCCCACCGGCACTGCGGTATTTGGTCACAGCACCGCCACCGCCGAGGTTGCGACCGTCACCATCACCGCTGCGGTTACCGGCCGGGTTCAGGACCTGCGACTGCGCGGCCCGATGCGTGCCGCGGAGGTCCTCGAACTCCTGCAAAGGCGTGACCTGCGCGTCGATCTCGCCGATCCGCTGACGTGACGCGTCGAGGTTCGACCGCTCCGCGTCGACCATGTCACGGCCCTCGGACTCGATCCGGGCCAACAACTGATCGATGAACTCCACCTGCTGCGCACGCTCGGCCAGCAGACGGGCAAGAACAGGATTCATGGCGTGGGCGCCACCTTCCGGGAGATGAACGACCGCAGGCAGCGGCCGGCACATCCCCACCAGGTGGTGGCGCGCGGCGGGTCAGGTGGTGGCCAGTGACGCATGCTCCGGCGTGACCCGCGTTGGCTCCGGCGTGGAGGGCACTTCGCCAGCGAAGCTATACCCCGGCCCGGACACTGTCCACCCAGGCGCGCCACCCGGCGATCTCCTGGGACGCCCGCGACTTCCGGGAATGCCCTAGGCGCCCACTGGACCGCACCAGATCCACCACCGCACCCGCGTAGGCCGGTGTCGGTGTCAACGACACCTCAACCAGCCTGGCCTCCTGCCGGGTGCACTTATCCATGTGCTCCAGGCCGAGATCCGGGTCCCAGTCGTCGACGAAGTCCCACGACTGCCGGATCGGTACGAACCCGATCGACATCCCAGTCAGAAACCCCTTGTCGGCCAGGCCGGCTGCGCGTTGCGCCTCCTCCGAGTCGTCCAGCTCCCACTTCCCGTCCAGACCGGCCTTGTTGTCATCCCAGTCCGACGCCGCCCCGACCGGGAACGTCTTCGAGTTGTGGAACATCAACAGCGGCAACGCCCGCGCGGCCTCGTCGATCGACTTAGACAGCGCACCCCGCTCCCACTGCTCCGCGTACCACCCGATGTTCGCCCACGCCCCGTAGGGCACGGCCCGCCCGGTCAGCGACGTCCATACGCCCGCCGCGTTCTGCTCCGCCCGCAACTCCAGAGCCGCGTACGTCCGCACCTCCGGAGAGGTCAGCCCAATCGTCATGCCGCACAACCCTTCTCAGATAGTGGTGACCGGCGACGCCACCGACGCCGCCTCACCCTCGACGACCGGCAACGTCAAATACTGACGGGCCTCCTCGATGCTCATGATGTTCGCGCCCACCAGGACCTGAAGCGTTGTCGCCGTGGTCTCCAGGTCATCCCGCAGCAGCATCTGCCGGTCGAAACGCACCCGCGTCGTCGACGGCAACCACATGTCCGACCACTCGTCCTCGAAATCGACGGCCACCGGTTCGATCGATGTGCGAAGCAGATTCAAATACATCGGCCCGGGCGACTTATATGTCATCGAACTCGACGGTGCCCCCACCCAGTAGCCGTCCAGGTTGAACATGTTCGCCACGTCCTGCAACGACATCCGCCGCGCCTCGGTCATCTGGTTATCCGACGGCGACCAGCCCAACGGAATCACCTGCGTCCCGTTCGGCAGAATCGCCGGCTCCCGCTTCGCGCCCGAGAACTTCGACAACCACGCCACTTTCGCGGCGTCCGCCTCATCCGTCGACAAATCCGGGTTCGGTGAGATCACCGCCACCGACGGCACCGCACCAGCACTGAGCGCCGACCGCTCGTAACCCTCCTGCATCGCGATGCGGTCCAGCGACGACAGGTATTCCTCGACGACACCGACACCACGCACCGGATACCACCGGTCCGCCCCGCGTTTCACATGGACGACGTCCTGCCGCGGGATCTGTTTGCCGCGTACCGAATACGTCACTTCACCACCCGGGGTCCACAACACATTCACCCACTGCGCCGGCACCCACGACACCGTCAACGGCCACCCGTCGAACCCACGCGCCGTCACCACATGGATCGCGTTGCCGTTCAGCAGGTAATCCTCGACCTGGCACTGCACGAACCAGCTCCTGGCGTTGTCCGGATCCGGTCGCTCCAACAACCGCGGCCGCGGCAACGCGGTCAAACCCCGCCACGCATCCAACGGCGCCTGCTTCAACATCCCGCAGTAAATCCCCAACGCCCGACCAACCCCGGGGATCCGGCGGGCTGTCGACGCATCCCACACGAACGGCCCCGACGCCTCACCGGCCCACCCGCCAGGAGGCGGCAGCAACTTCGACGCCCCGCCGACGACACCACTCCAAGCCACCGCGACCGTCACGACAATCCGCCTTCCATCACAGGATCCGGAACGGCGCGACAGGCGCCGGCGCACGTGTATCCGCCCAAACCGCGCACCCGGCGGCCACCAGCGGGGCACCCGACACACCAGCCGCCGGGGCCCGCTCCCACGTCCATCGCTGCCCGTACGAGCGGCGCCGCGCACCCATCACCGCGGCCTGCAACACCGGGTGCGCCCGGAACCCGACCTGCGGCGGGGTTGCCGTCATCCTGTCGAACAACTCACCCGCCGCCGCGGCCGCATCCGCACCGGTCAACACCACCAGGCGGTCACCCAGCACCGACCGCAAAGGATCCACCAGGGTCGCCGCCGGGCCCGAACCATCCACCGCCACCCCGGCCTTGTGCCGGCGCGCGAGCTCCAGCACCCGCCCAGGGGCAGCCGTCACCGGCAACCGGTCCACCAACTCCAGGACCCCACCGCCGAACACCAGGATCACCGCCGCGGACCGGTCCGCCTCGATCTCCACACCGATCGACAACCGACCCGACGGCGCACCCGACGACGACACCCGCAGCCACACATCCGAACCCAACAACGGCGCCGTCACCGTCGGCACCCACTGGTTCAGCCACTGCTGCCGAAACGCCCGCTCCGACACCTTCGCCCTGGCCGCGGCCATCCGCTGCTCCCGCCGCGCATCCCAATGCGGCGACGCCGAACGCCACACCGACCGATCATCAATGTCCAGATCCGGATCCGGCGGCGCCGACCACTCCACGATCAGGATCCCGCCCGGATCCTCCGCGCCGAGCAACGCGATCGCCGCCGCCCGGTTCCCCAACATCAGATCCGAATCCGACGTCCCCGCCGTCGACACCAACCACGACTGCGGTGAAGCGGCCTCCGCCATCGTCGGCTCTATCGCCTCGTCGAACACCTCCCGGCGCACCCGCCACGCCTCGTCCACCAACACCATCGACAGCGAGAACGACACCC